AAACTAGCGGTTTTGAGACGGCGAAGCACCACTCTAGCCTGCACTCATGGGCAAGGTGTTTCGCAAAGCGGTTCTATCGGTCAACGAGTACCAAAGCGGTGACGGAAGCGTCACTGTCACTCCTGATCGATTGAAGCACTGGGAGCAAGAGTTTCGGCGACTGTCCGACGCGGGCTATGTCGTTCCGATGCACTTCAACCACGCAGAACTCGACGACTTGGAGATGCTCAGTCCGATCACCATGGACAGCCTCTCCAAACGCGATACGCGCGGAGCGCACAACACCGAAGGCCGGATGGTGGACTTCCAAGTGACTCCCGACGGGCAATCCGCAGAGATCACGGTGGAGGTTCTGACGCCAAGCGCCATCGAGAAGGTGGAGCACAACTCCATCTTCGTCAGCCCTGTGATATTCCCTGAATTTCGCGACGGGCACGGGCACACCTACGCGGACGTGATTACCTCGGTAGACCTCGTTGATTACCCGGTCGATCACAGCCAAGGGCCGTTTGTACCCGCCGAGCCGATCACCATGGGATGCGTCATCCGCATGGGCGTTTCCCCTAACTACTACACACCGAGGATTAAGCGTATGGACATGGCAGCAGGCCAAGACGCAGGCATGGACATGGCTCCACCGTCTGACGGCGGGAACGATCAAGGAAGCGATGTTGTTGCCTTGATTGTGGACGCGCTCCAAGAGTGCGGCATTGCACTTCCCGAGGGAACCGACGCATCCAACATCGTCGATAACATCAAACAAGTCATGGGCAACGGAGGCCAGGGCGCAGCGGGTAGCGGTGCAGGGTCTCCCATGGTGACTTCTCCCGAGATTCAAACCATGTCGGCCCAAGTCCGATCGGCAAGAGCGTTTGCCGAGACAGCCTACCATCGCGATCTACTTGGGCGACTGGAGTCCCTTCGAGATAGCGGTCGCATCATGGACGAAGAGTTCGCACGCTACAGCGCTCGCATCGCAGCCCAGCGGCTTTCCCTCGATGCCTACAACAAGCCCCGAGAAGGGGAAACCGAAAAGTTCATGCGATCGCGCGAAGTGATCCCCGAGGGCACGTTCAAGACAGCCACCTTCCGCAAGGGAGGCGGGTCCAAACTCGCTCGTATGTCGGTGGCCGAACCACCAAACTCCGAAGACGCCGAAGCCAAGGAAAAGTATTGGGTCGGACTCATCAACGGCAAGAAAACCAACTAACCCCAGTCATCGTTTCTAAGGGTGGCACCAGAGGAACGAAATCATGCCATTAGGCGTAGGAACCAGAGCAGACGCACTCGCAACCCGTCCCATTCTGTTCGTGTCGGATGGTCGCGTTCGCGCAACCATTGTGACGCGGATCCTGAGCGGAGCGGCTCGCGATGCGGTCAATACACCGACAACGACTCTTCGCGCTGGGATGGTGCTCGGACAGATCACCGCCAGCAAGAAGCTGGTCCAGTATGACGCTGGGGCATCCGATGGCTCGCAAACGATTGTCGGGATCCTGCTCGATGATACGCGAGTCGTCAACGAGAACGGTGAGGACCAAGACCAACCCGTGCGAGTGCTGATGAGCGGTGACGTTCGAGCTAGCCAACTGCTTATCAAGGGTGCAGCCTTTGTCGGCCACACCAACGAAGCCGCAGCGCGAACGGCACTCAAGGCCGTTGGCAAGTGCTTCCTGTTTGACGACGAGATTGCAGCCTAAGCGGCTCGCAAACAAACCAATTTCAATTCCGAGGGTGGCACTGAGGATTTGAAGAGATGCCAAATTTATTCCAGGACGTATTCAAGCCGCAGGTACTTACCAAGGTTATCAGCGAGCGAGTCGAGGCCACTGGCTCTCTACTCAAGGAGTTTGGATTGCAACCCGGCGGAAACAACGAAACCAACATGGGGCATGGTCGCCTCGGAGCCTACCACGTTTTCAACAACACGTTGAAGACGGCGCAAGGTCGCGCTCCTGGTACGGCAGCGGGTCGAATGCAGATGCAGATCGCCTCCCGCATCCCCTTCGAGTATCCGCGAATGCACAGTTCGATTCCGCTCCTAGCCGAGCAAGTCAACAACATCGGTCGCATCGACGATCCAGCCACGCGCGACAAAGCCGGGGCGAAGATGATTGCCATGCAGACCGGATACCTCGCACAACTCGCAGCCAACTGGCGAACAGCAATGCTCGTCGGGCTGATGCGAGACTCCTTATACTACAAGATCGTGGGCGATTCTTGGTACTGGACCTACAGTTCGTCTGGTGCGGCGGGGCAACTCCCAACGCGCGTTCCGGCTGGCAACAAGAGCCAGTTGAACATGACGGGAGGCGGGAACATTCTCTCGACATCGTGGGCCACCACCGCGTCGGCGGACATCCCATCCAACCTCTACGCGATTCATGCAGCCTTCCAGCGCCTCACAGGCTCGGGGCTGTCGAAGATCGTCACCAAGTCGTCGATTTGGTCTCTGGTCATCAAGAACGACGCAGTGCAAGAGGCACACGGTACGGCGAACACTCCTTACGAGATCATCAGCAAGGATAGCGGATCCGGGCCTGACGGACGACCCATTCAGAACTTTAAGGCGAGACTCTCGTTCATGCCTTGGGTCGAGTGGTGCATCAACGATGAAGGCTTGGAGATCGGCGAGCCCGGCTCCGAAACCTGGACGCCACACGTCCCCGACAACACGGCGTTCTTCATTGCGTCCGACGCAGTGTCGAACGGATCGGACATCGAGTGCTACATCGGTGGCGAACCGATCGCCGAATACGATGGCGGTCCCAAGAGCGAGAAGTTCGGCTTGAATGCTTGGTCTCGGGAGATCGCGAACCCAACCTCGACCGAACTGTTTGTTCTCGACAACGCGCTGATGGTCCATCAAGTTCCTTCGAACTTGGCCATCGGCACTTGCGTGTTCTAGCATCATGCGGGGTGGACGTGGCAATTACCTGGACTTACTGCACAGCCGAAGACGTAGAGAACTTCTTCGGAGCTACGGGTGTTGCGGCGTTCGCGTCTCACGATCTGCGAGGGTCCGAGGCTACCGTAGACGACTGTATCGCGCAGGCAACGGACGAGATCAATCTGTACGTTCTGAGGCGGTATGACGAGGCTGGGGTAAAAACCTCCAGAATGCTCCGTCAATGGTGCGTTGTCATGGCCACCGTCTACTTGTGCGAACGTCGAGGGAACCCGGTCCCTGAGTCTCTCGTCGCAGAGTATCAGCGGATTGCGGAAAAACTCCCGCTCATCATGCGAGACGAAATGCGGATCCCCGGCGTCCCACTCAAGGGGCTCAACGTCCCGATGTTCTCGAACATGCACATCGATCGGCGATACGTTCGACGCCAACAACGGGTCGCGATCAATTCGACCAACATGCCAAAGCAGCGGCCTCAAGACTCGGAGTTGACCCAGTTTGACTACTAGAGTTTATTTTCGAGGCACGCGCGATCAAGCGAGGGAAGTGATTAACCAAGTCCGGTTGTCGCTCACCGGCAAGGCTGTTGACATGACTGGCGTTGCCAAGGGTGTTTTCCTGTCTCTTGGGTTTGCGGCGCTAACGGACATCCATGCGGACTTCGTTCGTAAGGCCCGAGGCGGAACCGGCGAAGACGGCGTGAAGTGGCCACCGCTATCCCCCAAGACGCTAGCCTACTCGCGGCGATTTGGGCCAGGGGAGCAGACACGGCTCAAGCGGGCTCACGGGCTCGGCAGAGGTCACAAGTACGCACCCGTCGGAACGGGATTGCTATCGGCGGCACAGTTGCGGCAATGGCGACTTTACTTTCGTCGCAACCTCGCATGGCTCATCACCAAGTACGATCCAGAAACCGCCAAGTCGATTGCGGCTGGCATGGCGTGGAATCGCATCAAAGCCGAAGGTGGAAAGACCAAACTCCAAGTCTACGGCAACCGACCGCATGAAATTCTCCGAGACACGGGCGTCCTCCTCAACTCCCTCTCTCCCGGCGAACTTGGGGGCGATGGGGTTTCCTATCGCAAGCCGACAGGGGACGGAGGCGACAACCAAATCTTTGCGGCACTCGCAAACGGCGTGATCGTCGGAACGAACGTCAAGTACGCGGCAACGCACCAATACGGCGATTCGAAACGCAGGATACCGGCCAGACCCTATTTGCCAGCCAAAGTCCCCGATCTTTGGTGGGGGCGCTGGAGCAACGCATTAAGCAACGCATTGGAAATTGGACTCTCTCGAATGATCCAAGGGGGGGCCAGTGCTTAACGCTGAACCCTACCTTCTCGAAACCGTTCTCGATGCGGTGCAGACCGCCATGGGACTGACCGATCAGCAATGCTCGATCGAGTCCGACGACGACTTTGTTCCTCAATGGGCTGGCGATCTGTACGTTACGGTCACTCCTGCATCGCTCAACCTTGGGCCCGTGCATCAAACGTCAGGAACTACCAGAGACATGGAGTTCGGATGCCGAGTTGCGGCGTTCTTGCGGTCTCGCAGCGTCCCACGCGATTTGAGACGGACTCTCTTTTTGGATCAAGTCAAAGGCATCAACGCGCATCTCGACAAGATCATCAAGGCAGTGGACTGGAACCCCTCCATCACCGTATCAACCAACACGGCGCTGAAGGTTCAGGAACCCAACGCCAAGGGCTTCATTGGGTATCTGCGATTGGTTTCCGTCGATGCCAAGCCGAGAGGCGTCGTCTCAGACGTGTACGGAGCCGCAAACCAAGGCGGGACTGGCGTCGATGTCTACGCGGGAATCACTCGCGGCGCGGTCTTTGGTCGATTGCGGAGGATGGAAACGCTATGAGCGGCATCGTCATTCCTCGGGACCGAACGGACAAACAACCACCTACTGGTTACTGCCTCAACCCAGAATGCGCAGTGGACAACCAGCGTTATGAGTTCGAGGTCAAGCACGATCGATTCGCGTGTCCGAAGTGCGGAGCCAGCAAGCCACCGATTGTCGGACTATTGGTCCTGACGCATTGGTTTGTACCGGCAAAGAACGGTCCCATTGAAGACGGAGGCGGTTTGCGGTTCAAACTCGCTTGCGATGACAAACGTGCGTATTTGGCCACGTTTACGAATCTTGAAGCGGCAACCAAAGTCCTGGACCTTGTGAACTGCCCAGGGTGTTTGAAGTGGGACGAAGATCAACGCCGAAAGGCGGGAACTTTTTTTAGGAGATAGGAACTATGGGATTCACAAGCGGTGCCTATTCGGCGACGTGGAACAATTTGGCTTGCGGACAGTCGAAAGACGGATACCGGATCAGCCATCAATTTATGAAGCGTCTGATTACTGGCGACAAGTGGGGCGACACCCCGCAAGACGCGATCGTTCGCGGGATCGATGTGACCATCGAGTTCACGCTGATTGAGTTCGACGGCGCAGCGGTACAGACCCTAATGAACCCTTACGGGACGGGTTACACCGCAGGCCAGATCGGACGCCTTGATGTCGGCGCTGGCGGTGCGGGTGCTTTCTGCAAGCAGTTGGTGCTGACCGCACTGCAAACGAACCCTGGGCCGCTCCCTGCGACGATCACATTCCCTCGCACGATCTTGCATGAAAACTTCCCGGTCACGCTGTTGCAAGCGCCAGACCTCCGCGAAGTTCCAATTCGCTTGCGAGCGTATCCCGATCTGAGTACCGGAGCGTTCCAGTCGGCATAAGCGACAGCGATGGATGGCGCACAGTTTCACATCGTCCTCGTTGACGACACAAACGCGAGTGTAGCGAATCCGGCCAAGCCGGAAGCAACTACCTCCGCGCCTCCACCGACCGCGAAGCCAGACACGCAACCCACTGGTGCAACGAAAAAAGCCGATCGGCCCACTGACGGAGCCGATACCCGTGCCACCCCGGCAAAATCAGGGGCCGATCGGACGCACAAAACCGAAAAGAGCGATGCGGACAAAATCAAACATGCTGCGCTCGAAATCGTAGACTTGGCACATTTCACTCGCGCGATAAACACTCTATCTGACGTGATTGCGCGATCCAAGACGATTGTGGAGGGTGGCGTTTCTCTCTACAAGATGCTGTTTGCTAGACCAGCAGAGAAAGCAACACCGCAAAAACAAGAGACGCCCAAAAAGACCGAAGCGGAGCCAGTTGCGAAGCCGGAGCCCGTTGCCGAGACTCCACCGCCAGAGCCAGTTGCGAAGCCGGAGCCCGTTGCCGAGACTGAGCCACCAGAGCCAGCCGCGAAGCCGGAACCTGTTGCCGAGACTGAGCCACCAGAGCCAGTCGCGAAGCCGGAGCCCGTTGCCGAGACTCCACCGCCTGTCAGGACGGACGAATTTGGTTATTCGGTTCCAGAAGAATGGTTTGCGCCCGAGACACGAAATCAAGTCGAATCGGACGCCACGCCATCGCCACCACCGTTGCCATCGCCTCAGCCGACCCCGGCACCAATCGCATCCAAGCCGGAAGATCGCGTTGATACGTTGTTTGATAGGATCACCGATGGGATCTCGCAACTGCTTGACCCACCCGTAGCCAAGCCAGAACCACCATCGAAACCAGCATTACCGCCACCCGCGAAGCCGACTCAAACCACTAAGGCAGAGCCGGGAGTGCTAGAGAAGTCGTTGGAGTGGATGCGATCGTTTTTCCGTTCGTCGCAACCGGCAAAGCCAGAGCCGCAACAGCCTGCATCGCCAAAGACAGAAGCAAAAGCAGAGCAAACGCGACCATCTTCGACTGCGAAACCGGACGAATCATCCAACGCGATTGTCGATGCGATTCGCGAAACCTCGCGCGATGAAGTAGCCGCAATCAAAGAGTTAGAAACGTCGGAAGAAAAGACGGACGCGCGAACGGCGGACATGACAGAAACCGAAGCACCGCCAAGTGCTCGCGACACAACCATTCCAGAACCCACTACTACCGAGGCCGCACCGCCTCCCGCAAGAGACCTTTATTTACCGCAACCAAACAAATCGGACGCTGATTCAACAAACGCTTCCGTTGCAACCAAGCCAGTCGCGGACGTGGTGAAAAACACGGCCACGAAATCGCTTGCAACTGAAGGAGCCGCAGTCGCCGAAGGTGCCGCAGTCGCCGAGGGAGCGGCGGTCGCCGAAGCGTCCACAGCGGCAGCGGCAGGCATGACCGAGGCCGCAGTGGCCGCAAGCGCAGCAGCCGGTCCTTTGCTGCTTGTCGCAGCCGCAGCCGTGGGCACGGTGATGGCACTCGATGCACTATACAAAGCGTCCAGACGTCAGGCGGATGAACTGGAACAGTATTCGGCAGCAATCGCCATTCAACGCTCGCAAACCGACGTGCGTCGGCAAATGC